CGTAGGCAGGCTAATACCTGCTGAGGTGTGAGCATTTTTGACTCCGGTTATTTATTTAGAGTGCGTGTATAGCGTGGTTAGGGGAGGGTAGGCCGATGGTTAAAACGGAGCGTCATCGTCGAAGTTCATTGGCGGCTCGCTGGATTGCTCCGGCCGCTGTTGTTTCTGGCGCTGCTGTTGTGGTTGTCGCGCCTGTTGCTGGCCGCCTGTCGGCTCACCGCTCTGACGCCCGCCTAACATCTGCATTACGCCACCAATCTGAGGTACGTTGATTTCAGTGGTGTAGCGCTCCTGACCAGACTGATCTGTCCATTTGCGGGTGCGTAACTGGCCTTCGATGTAAACCTGCGAGCCTTTCCGCAGATACTCGCCAGCTACCTCCGCAAGCTTCCCGAACACCACCACGCGGTGCCATTCGGTTTGCTCTTTTTGCTCGCCGGTTTGTTTGTCCCGCCATGAATCGGACGTCGCCAGTGTCATGTTTGCCACCGCGCCACCGTTAGGGAGATAACGAACCTCGGGGTCTTTCCCGAGTGCGCCAACGAGGATGACTTTGTTTACGCCTCTGCTTGCCATTTATGCCGCCTGAGTTTGTTGTTGAAGTTCCGCACGTCTGATACCAGTGACGTCTTTGCATTTTTCCTGATGATCTGGAAAGCCGTTCAGTGCCGCCCAGGTCTTTTTGTATTCCTCAGTCAACTTCTTGATGTCTTTTTCTTTGCTGGCGTAATCGGAGAACTCAGCAAGAATGTGCTCGGCCTCTACAGGCTCGCGCATCGATTCCGCTGATTCAGTTTTCAACGAAACAGTCAGTGGCAATGCCCACGCCGGAAGGGCGGGTGGTTGCCAGTAAAACGTCCCTACCTCCTTGCTGCGAGCATAGTGATAGCCGTTTACTCGCTGCGTTGAGACAGTGGCGAAACCCTCTTCCAGGTTGTAGAGATATCGACCGATGCCCCACTGCACAGCGGCGCGCTTCATTGCCCCCGATCGGCCCCCTTTAACGGCTTCGACCTGCGTGTTTTCAGCTGCGTCCCACTTCGTGATCCACTCGCCCTCGACCTTGATAGAAATTCCGCACTCAACACCGCCATTGTTCGGAATATCGCGGTACTCGTTGCGCCAGCCCGCCTTACCGCAGACTTCATCAAGGCGCTTCATGATTGCCCTGTTGGTGACGTAGGCCAGAACTTTGGCCCATATCTTTTCGCCACTTTTCCCGGCCTGCTGAATGCGCCATTCAATGTCTTCCGATGGAAATGGCGCGTCTAATAATTCGAGATTCATGTGAAGTCTCCTGCAAACTCTGCCCATGTGATCGGCGGATTATTTCGTTCCGCTGCCAGATTGATTTGCTGCTCTACTTCTTCCTCAATTTCGGGAGAAATAAGCGCAATAAATTCTTCATCGTTAAAGTCATGCAGCATGGGTTTTATTCCAGTCGTCATTCTGAATATCGTGCCAGCCCATCGCTATTTCCCATGCCCACGAATAGGCAGACTTCAGGCCTTCCTGTGTGTCGGGAAATGACGCTTCGTAGAGCTTGTTAAAGTCACGATTACCTTGCTGAACCAGTACGGTTCCATTAACGGGTAAAATGGTCATCATGGATTTCCTGGCTGATTGAGAATATCTGCCAGCCGTTTCCAGCCAGCGCGTAAATTACGGGTAATGCGCTCCAGAAGAGACTCGTTTAGCTGGAAGGCACCCATACGCGTGCCTCCCGCGATTGCGTAAATCATGGGTGGTTCCTTAAATGAGATTTATTAGTAGGTAATGCTGGTATGCGGTATTTTGTTGTCTTTTAGTGCACAGAGAACTTCAATAGCTTGCTCACGGCTCAGACTGGTAGCTTCAGTCAGAGCTTTAACCACGGCTGTGCCGATTGCTTTTCGGTGTTTCTCGTTAGCAGCACGGGCGGAGGCTTCATCTGCAATACGTTGCTCTTCTGCCAGGCGAGCTTTCTCTTTAGCCTCGGCTTCACGGCGAATGCGATCAGCTTCTTCCTGGGCTTTGCGCTGTTCTGCTGCGATAGCTTCCTGCTTTTCGCGCTCAGCACGTTCTGCCGCTTCTTTCTTCTCACGCTCAGCCCTTTCGGCTGCCTCTTTGGCCTCTTGCTCGGCACGCTCTTTCGCCAACAAAGCAACTCGTTCTCTTGCTGCTGCTGCCTCGATTTCACGTTGTGCCGCCTCTTCCGCTTCACGCTTTGCCTTTTCTGCTGCCTGCCGCTTTAACTCCTCTTCACGCGCGATGCGCTGGCGCTCGGCCTCCGCCTCTTTCTCGGCCTTCTCACGGTCGAAATCTTTATCCATTAGCAGGGCATATTCATGATCGGATTCGATTTGCGCTGCCAGTTTCTCAGCAGCAATACGCGCCTCTTCTTCCTGTTTGATTCGCTCCTGTTCCGCTTCCCAGTCAGTGTATGGCTGCCGGGACTTATCACGCAGAGCGTCAAGACGGTCGCGCACTGTCTTGCGGTTTGCGTCGATTAACTTAGGAACCTCTTTCAGTTCAGCAACAAGATCCTTTCCCAGCCCATCCAGATATGTTTTGGTCTGAGCGACTTTGTACGCAAGAGAAGCGATCTCCTTTCTGCCCTTTGCCGTAGTAACATCAGGCACAAAGGACATAACTTCACGCTCAACCTTTTGCAGAATCTCTTCAATCTGGTCGGCAGACTTGAAGACGGCCAGCGCATTGACTGGCTCAATAACGACTAAATCCGTAATTTCACTCATTGCTTACTCCTTATTTGTGATTGCATGTGGCTAATGGCTGATTAACCATTACTCAGATGCAGCTAAAAAAATGCCCGACATTAAGCCGGGCAAATAAATCAAGGGATGATTTCTCAATCTAACCAGAACAGGTCTTCGTCTCCTGACTGATTACGAGCGATATTGCTCACATAGCTGGCTCGTAAATCAGCTATAGGTGCTTATTCGCGGGCTTTGAGCATTGCATCTGCCATGCTGTATGCGCATTCAGCATAACGTTCAAAATCCCCGGGGTACTGTTCTGCCGTTACTGGCCCATTAAGTGTACCGATAACTGCCGCCATGCATTTCGCAGCGAAGTAATCACGCAAAAGCAATTTGTCTATTCCCATCTTTTTCCTTTGCGCAGATTTAAAATCATCAATATCTTTATTTGTTACTGCCATACCCCTCACCTCTGTTAACGTTGGTAATAAAAAAGGCCGCCTAAGCGACCTGAGACTCCCATTTGCGGGCATTACATCGGTTCATCCATGCCAGCTTTACGTATAATCCGTGACTTACACCATCACGCATTGCCGCCCTGCATTTTTCGCGATAATGCCGGTAATCCTTGCGGCATTCATTGGCAAATTCAGACGCTGTACCTTTCATCAGCTACCTCGCTGTAACGTTGTTTGATTTACGATATCCCGCGCTGTACATCGCTACCTCGGGAAGGCAGCATGAGCCTTCATAGCGCTGAACCTGTGTAGTGATGGTCACCACCTCAGCCCGCATTGCCGGTTTGCGTTTGCACTGCAACTCAACACGCGCCGGGGTAGGGCGATGCATCACTTCTGAACTGATAGCCGCTTCACTCTGAAGGTGAGCACGACGCTCACGTCTACGAGCTGCCGACGAACCGTTGAATGCTGTTCTGCGTGACATAGATACCTCCTGAGTGAACTTTGGTGATGCGATGCCAGGCGCTTATCTTCTGGTTGTCTCAATGGACTGCAATTCGTCGCATCCCAAAGCACACGCTTTGGTACTAATTGGCTTTGCAGCCACGTAGGTGAATCCATCACCGTTGTGTAAAGAGCGTCACCGTCCGTGGTGAGTAGTGCTGTCCTGCTGATGGAATTAAGTATACGCATCGTAAACTTTAATGCAATACGATATGTATACTTTTTTGATGTTATGAATACGTATTGTTGATTTCTAAGGATATTTATTTTTGTTTCTCCCTATTAAGGCCTGTGATAGCCTGAAATGGTCGAAATTTAACCTGGTGACTGCTATGGATATGAGTGAGGAGCGCATAAACATGATTGTCAGAGCTATGGGGCGGGCGATTATGGAGCTATCTCTCGCCAATCAGCCGATAACTCAGGAAGCGGTCGTTGAAAAGCTGGAGCAGTACCGAAAAGCGACGGGTAACGTGATTGGGAAAGGGGTTAACAAGGATGCGGCAGAGATC